GGGCGCGAAGCGGGCGACGGACCGCCGCAGGCGGCGCGGAAAATACGCGACTACGTGTCTGCTGGTCCATGGCGGTCGGCAGAAATCCGGTCGGTCGTGATTGCTCGAACGGAAACCAAGTATGCGCAGAACGTTTCTTCGATTGCGGTAGGACAGGCGGCGGACACTGTAAGCGCCATGCAAGTTGTTGACGCGCAGTTGGGACCGACCGATGAGGACTGCGAACTATTGGACGGTCAAATAGTGACGTTCGCGGAGGCGGAAACCCTGGCCCTTGAAGAACATCCGAACGGTACTCGGTCCTTCACTCCGTTCGTTGGTGAACTGGCGTCGACTGCCGATGAATCGGCGGTTGTAGAATAGTGCGTTCGCCGATTGTGTGGTTTGGTGGAAAGGGGAACATGGCTGCAAAGTTGCTGCCGTTGGTACCCGAACACTTGCAGTATGTCGAACCGTTTTTTGGTGGCGGCTCGTTGTTTTTTGCGAAACGACCAGCAGCAGGAATTGAGACTATAAACGACATGGATACAGCGGTCGTTGATCTGTACCGGGTATTGCGTGACGAAAATTTATTCAAGCGGTTCGAGCATCTTTGCAGTTTTACGCCGTACTCTCAACAACTATACAAAGAATATCGGGAAAACTGGTCAGATTTCGACAATATCGTAGAACGGGTATATCGTTGGTTTTTTGTTGCTCGAACCTGTTTCTCCGGTAATTTCGGTAGCGGTATGTCAACAGCGAAGACATTGAGCAGAAACGGAATGTCGGGTCCTCCATCAAAGTGGATTGGTGCCGTTAATGGTTTACCGGAAATACATGAACGACTTTCTTGTACACAAATTGAATGCAAGGAATATGAGACAATTCTTGACCAGTACTGTACTGACGATAGTTTCGCATACCTTGACCCGCCATACCCTGCCGAAACAAGGAGGTCGGGCGGGTACGTTCATGACGATGTTGATCATTCCGAGCTACTTGAAGTCGCTTGCAGGTTGCGCGGAAAGGTAATGATTTCCAGTTATGAGAACCCCATGTACGACGAACTCCTGTTGTCGTCTGGTTGGGAAAAGCACATCTTCACCGTTGCTTGTTCCGCTGCCGCAAGAACGCGTGCAACAGGTTTGACCGGCGAAGGAGCTTGTGCAGATAATCAAATGAGAACCGAAGTCGCATGGATGAACTACCAGGTGGAACCAGAACTTGATTTCGGAGTTTCCGTGTGAAACGCTGCTGGCGATTATTCGTACTTGCAGTTGTCGTTGCGCGCGCCGTGGTTGACGTATGGCGGAGGCGTATCATAAAGTCGATAGCAGACGAAATCGAATTCTTTGTGTCAAATGACACAACGTTTAAGGACTTGACGGATGCCAGACAAACCAAAAACGGAAACCCGCGAACGCCCGGACTTTAAGATAACGCCGTTCGACGCGGACGCCATTACCTTCAAGGCGGACGACGACGGACAAGGTACGTTCGAGGCGGTATTTTCGACCATGAACGTCAACGACCGCGACGACGATATCGTTGTCAACGGCGCGTTCGGGAACCAGGACGTCTTGATTTCACAGTACAACCATGGTTCTTGGGACGGTTCGGCAAAGGCGTTGCCGATTGGCGTCGGGCGCATCTTCGAACGCGGCGACCAGGGTATCGTTCAAGGCGAATTTGACATGGACGACCCGGACGCCGTGAAGACCTACGAAAAAATGAAGTACTTGACCGCAAAGGGGCGGCGTCAGGAGTTTTCCTATGCTCTACCGAAGGTCAAAAGTCGCTGGTTGAACGTGGCCGAAGCAATCGAGGAATTCGGCGTCGAGGCGTTCGAGCATAACTCGCCGCGTTGGGACGATGTCCGGGTCATTGAAAAGGTCGAAGTCCCGGAAGTGTCGCCCGTCTTGATGGGCGCGTCAGTCGATACCCGCCTACTGTCAATCAAGTCGCGACCCGGTACCAACGTCATGACTCTCGGCGATCACGTAGAAGTTGTCACAGTTGAAATTTACGACCTGTTGAAGCGACTCGAAACCGTAGCGGACCTGCGCCAAGAAAAGGGAAAGGGTCCGTTCTCAGAAGCAACCAAAACGCAAGTCCAATTGTTCTTTTCACGTATCTCCGAATTGCTTGACGCCGCGAAGCGCGCAGGCGATCAGGAACCAAGCGACGCCGAACGCAAAGACGAAGCGTTGCAACGTGAACTGTGGAACGAACGACTGCGGTTTGAAAAAATCATGACCGACCTGGAGGTCGGCGCAAATTAGGAGTTTACGAATGCCAATCAAGCAACTGGTTGAAGCGCGCGCAGAACGCGACGCTATCGCCAAGAAACTCAATGACGTATGGGGCGAAGCGGACGACGGAGCGGGTACCCTCGACATGGACCGTATCAAATCGCTCGAAGGGTCCGACGCAAAGGACCCGTTGTCGTTCATTCGCAAGAATCACGAACGCCTGAACGAACTGGCGTTCAGTATTAAGGACCTGGAAGTCGTCGAGGCGTCCGAACTGGAAACGAAGCGCCTGGCAGAACAGGCGTCAAAGACGGACCTGTTCGTTCACCCGACCGACGCGGAACGCCGCCTCGCCGATACTGAACCGCGCGAATTTTCGCTCGGCAAGGCGTTTACCGAATCCGACGCATACAAGGACCGCGCCTGGAAATCGAGGCGCGAAGGTCTGATTGACGTCGACTTTAAAACCTTGATGACAACCGCCGCTGGTTGGGCACCTGAAAGTATTCGCATCGGTCGGGTTGTCCTTGACGCGCAACGCCCGGTTCAAGTAATCGACGTTATTCCTGGCGGAACCACGACCAGCGCCGCGATAAAGTACATGGAGGAAACGACCTTCACGTCGAACGCCGCAGAGGTGGCAGAGGCGGGTACTTACGGCGAAAATGCGTTCGTCCTGACCGAACAGTCGGCGACCGTTGAAAAGATTGGCGCATGGTTGCCAGTGACGGACGAACAGTTGGAAGACGTCTCAATGGTCCAGTCCTACATTGATCAGAGACTTCGTTTCAGCGTAATGCAACGCCTCGATTCGCAGATCCTTAACGGCGACGGTTCAACCCCGAACATCGAGGGCGTATTGAATGCGACCGGACTGGCGACGCAGGCGAAGGGTACTGACGACACGCCGACCGCAATTTATAAGGCGATGATAAAGGTAATGGACCCTGGTTTCGCGCAACCTGGCGCGGTAATCATGGAACCGACCGATTGGCAGGACATCCGAACCTTGAAGACTGCGGAAGGCGTCTTCATTTGGGGTTCACCCGCCGAACGCGGACCCGAGACCATCTGGGGGCGACTGGTCGTATTGTCTGGCGCGTTGTCCGCAGGTACCGCAGTAACGGGCGACTGGTCGACTTTTTGTCAGTTGTACGTCAAGAGCGGACTTGAAGTTCAAGTTACGGACGCCCATAGTGATTTCTTTATCAAGGGAAAACAGGCGATCCGGGCGGACATGCGGGTTGCTGCGGTATGGTATCGCGGCGCGGCGTTCTGTTCGATCACGGGTATCTAAGCGATGGCGGTTCTTACTGGAACCATTCACGACGCGGCGTCCGTTGACGTCAACGCTGGCATTACGTCCAACGTTGACGCGGCGGTTGCTGCGGCGTCTGGTTTGCGGTATCTCGGTATGGCGATTCGCGAATCTAAGAGCGTTGCTGCGGTTGCGACTGTGAAAATTTACAACGGCGCAACGGTGGGCGGCGGTACTGAAATTGACGTTGTAGAGTTGGCGGCGGACGCCTCGACGGAACACTGGTTCTGGCCTGGCATCGACGCGGCGAACGGAATTTCGATTGAAGTAATCGCCGGTGAAGTTGACGTTGACGTGTTCCATGTAACCGTCAACCCATAATCTGAATCTGTAAATACGCGGGCGTGCGTTCCGTTCCGCTTTTGGTGCAAGTTCGGGCGCGCCCGCATCTTAGGAGTATAAAAAATGCCAGTTGTAAGTCTTGAAGCGGGCGTCATCGAAGGCGCGATTGACAAACCGTTTGACGGCGTAACGTTTACCGTGGGCGCGGAAAGCGCCAACGTCATCAACGTCGGAATGCAATTCACCAGAGGCGGCGTCGACGTTGGCGAAATCTGTTCGGCGTTCGCCTGGATGTCGGACGCGGCGGACGGCGACGCCGTGGCAAGCGCGGCGGCGGACGGCGGCGTTGCGAAGGGAACCGACGGCGAAATCCTGATAGAGCATACCGCTAATCTGGTGTTCGAGTTGCAGACGGAATCAGACGGCGACTGTGACGTTGACGTTA